AATACTTTAACAAAGTGGCAGCAGAATATTGCTTGGTAGGATAGCATTTTAGATTTTGCCCTGTCGTCTAATTGGTAGGACATCAGACTCTGGATCTGAGTATCTTGGTTCGAGTCCAAGCGGGGCAGCCAACCTTGACGCTCAGGCGAACATCGAGCGTTCGATACAGTAACAAGCGCCTTGCAGGCATCCCCTGCAGGGCGTTCTTGGTTTTTAGGGCCTTTTTGGGCCTCCGGGGCAGGCAGGCTGCATGAAAGGCTGTCTACCGTGGGCTGGTCTATATACATCTTGATCTCGATATAATCCTTGTAAACGACGATTTCCTTGATCATGGCTTGTATTAGGCTCTTTTGGGCTTCCGGAGGGGCCTTTTCGATATATTGCATGGCAAACTTAAGATTTGAGTGCAAGAACTGCCCCGAGTTTGCCGACATTTGAGCCACGTTCTTTTTTGCCTGCAGCTTATCCAGTTCGTCTTCCAGTCTGACAATCTCCTCATCAAGTCCTGCCATTTTATCCTTATAAGTCTTTCCCTGCGATACCTTATTGTCCATAGCCAGCTCAAGGAGCCTGCTCGCTTCCTGTTTGGTTTCTTCGAGTTTCTCCTGGAGAGGTTTCATCATTTTCTCGATGGCCTCGAGTTTTATCTGGGAGTCAAGGATTGCGTCCCCGATCGCCTTTACGATGATATCCTGATCAGTAGATGCTCGCTTGAAATAATCGATAAGCGCCTCATCAAAGCCCCTGGCAGAGAACCGGGATACATCGCAGCCTAACTTCTGCTTGGACCTGCCGCATACATAATAAAAGAATTTCTCAGCTGCCTGGCCGTTGCCGCTTTCGCAGACATAATGGCTGCCGCATTCGCCGCACTTAAGGAGCCCGGCTAAGAGATAGATATACTCCGGAGTTTGTTTTATAAAGCGGTGCCCGGGAAGTTTTGCAGTCAGCATTCGATTTGCTTTCTCCCACAGTTCTTCATCCACAATAGCAGGATGAGTGCCTTTATGGATCTCCTTGCCGTATTTTATATAACCCTTATGGAAGTGGTTCTTTATGATCCAGGCGATGCTCTGCTTTCGCCAGATTTTACTAGTGGGGGTTTTTATGCCTCTGCGTATTAACTCCTGGCCGATATCATAAAGCGATTTATTGTTAGCGGCCATCTCCCAGATAAAGCGCAGCTTGTCTCCGACTTCAGGATCTACGATGATCTTATGCGGCTGTCTGCCGTTTGGCAGTGGCACGCCATCGGGTATCAATTTGTAGCCAAAGGGCACGTTGCCGCCAACCCATCTGCCTTGACGCACCCTGGCAACACAGGAGGCCTTCACGCGTTCGCCGATGAGCTCCCGCTCAAAGGCTGACAAAATCCCAAGTATACCAATTACCACCCTGCCTATTGCAGTTGAGCTGTCAAGGTTTTCGCGTACGGATACGAAAGCGATCTCTTTGGAGTTGAATAGATCGATAAGCCAGTAGAGGTCACGGGTATTGCGGGTCAAGCGGTCAAGGCGGAAGAAGATTATTCCATCAAACGTAGCAGTTTTTCTACGCACGTGGTCAATAATCATCTGGACGCCAGGCCTGTTGAGATCCTTCCCGGAGTAGCCGTCGTCTGTTACCACGCCTTTATTGCCTATATCGGCAAGCTCATGCCCGAAAGCGTCCAATAGATTCTTGCAGTGATAGGTCTGAGCGTCCAAGGTTGTAAATTCTCCCTGGGCCTGGTCATCAGTAGAACAGCGGGTATAAATCACATATTTCTTTTTGTCTTGTTTCTTATTGGGTGTTATCACGGCTCTCCTTTTGCAACACAACCCCTATAACAAAACGGCGCACAAGTCAAGCGATATCAATAGGTTTTAAAGCTTCCGGGGGATAATGTAAGCCATAGGCACCTATGCATATATATTGGGTTTTTTCAGGTTTTGTCACAGGCGCGGTGTGACAGTTTCGAGAAAAACACAATATATATGCGGTAGAGGTGAAAATATGGGACAGCGGATAAGGAATAATTTTAATAAACGATTCGGAGGCCGGATCCGTGTCGTTTATGCGCAAAAACTTTCCGTTGAAGAAAAACAACTCCTGAACGAAAAGCTCTGCAAAGCGATGATAGAAATCCTATCCGGCATTTTGGGCAGAGAGCCGACGCAAAGAGAGATTTTAGGATTGGATGATATTTCACAATGTAAATTAAAAAAGACTCAATAAATTTTCTCTCTTTGGCCCTCCATAAGGTCAGCCCATACACCTCGGAAAGAAGCCGGATAGGTTTCGGCTTGGAAATGTATAGGAGGTGTTTTGAACTACGGAGGGTTATTCGAGAGCTGGGAACTTGCTGTAGCAAAAAAGGTAATCAATGATTACAGGAAAAAGCATAGATGCTTGGAGCGCGAAGGATTTGATGACCTGCTGCAGGAATGCCTTATCCATTGGCTTGATGTCCGCGACCGCTATGATCCTGGGCGCGGTGCTTCAAAAAAGACTTATATGGCAGAGGTCATTGGGAATGTGCTCGGCCAGCTTGCCACAAAGGCAAGGACTGATAAGCGAAAGACAATTTACGAAAGCATATCATTAGATCAGCCGCTTAATGACGAAGAGGATTCTCCCGCCTTAAAAGATAAAATTCCACAAAGCAGCGACGCCCTGCCGCAAATCGATTCAGAACTCAAAATAGAACTTTCCAAGGCATACCAGAAACTCACGCCCCAGCAGCAGGAGCTGTGCAGGCTTTTAGGCGAAGAGGGCATGAGCATAAGCGAGGCATCCCGGCGGCTTGATAAACACAGAATGATTATTTACCGGGAGATAGAGCGGATCAGGGAGCTATTCGAAAAGGATGGCCTTAAGGACTACTTAAAATAATTTTTGTTTGGGGTGTGACAGTTTTACAAAAAAAGCAATATACACACAGTGGAGGCAAAAATGACGGACGTATGCAAATTTAAATTTCAGGAAAAGATTGGGAAAAAGGTTATCGAGAGAGAAATAGCCCGCGCAATTGAGACTGCTGAATATACCTTTGGCCAGGCCAAGGTAAGGCTTCATGCCAGCTATTTGGCAGCAGACGACAAGGTGGTTATCGATGCCTCAAGCGAGGTCGGCGAATACATCGCTCAGATATTTATCGGGCTGATGACCCGCAAGCTCGGCGAGGACAAGTTTGCCGTAGAGAGGATAAGGAGGGGGGACGAGACATGAAAGTGACCAAAGGTTTAAAGAAAGTTTATAAAGGGCTCAGCTGGTATAACCGGCAGAAGCTGATTGAAGCGAACAGGCCGTGCGGGAAGAAAAAGCTGAAGCCGAAGAAAAAAATAACCGGAGGGGCTTATGAAAGTTCGTTTACGCAGGAGAAATGTTGAATTGTTTCTTACCAAAATAAACAGGTCTCAGAATTGGCTGTCGTTTAGGCTTGAGATCTCAAGCGGTCATCTTTCGCAGTTTATGACCGGCAAGCGCAATCCATCGCCGATGATGCGCCGCAGGATCATGAAGGTTTTGAAAGGCTGCAGCTGGGATTATCTCTTCCAAATCATCAACTGCAAGGAGAGAAGAAGGAAGGTGATAAAAAATGGCGAACGATGAAACAGATCTTTTCTTATCTAAGGAGAAGCAATTATTAAAATGGTGCAGGCAGAAAGGAATTTTCTCAAAAGCTGACGCCATATCCTTTGGCACAAGGAATTATTATCTACGGGCCGACAGGACAATAAGGGATTTTGTCCACAGAGGCATAGTAAGAAAGATAAGCAAGGAAGAATGCGTCCGGCGTAACCTCAAAGGCAAGATGGCCTGGTACGAGTTTATTTCCGCTTAAAGAGGCAGTTTTATGGGAAGCGAAAAGATAGATATCAGGGATTTGCGCGACGGCAAATTCCTTTGGATAGATAAAGCGGCATTAAGGCTTATCAGCGAAAACGCAGGGACAATGGGCGTAGCTGTTTACTCATGGCTTTGTTATTACGCTAATTTTAAAGCGCAGGACTGTTTTCCGTCTGTTACGACACTGGCATATCACTGCGGAGTATCCAGGCGCACGATTATGCGGGCAGTAAAGCAGCTTGAGCGGCTAAAAGCTGTCTCAATTGAGAGGAAAAAGGGTAAGCCAAATATTTATAAGCTGCTTAATATTACAGGGGCGAGAAGTTATCCACAACCAAGTAGTGACATTAATGTCACCAGTGACAGCCCTGTCACTGGGGTAGTGACACAGGTGTCACCAGAGGTAGTGGCTGGCGTGTCACCCGAACAATAGATATATAACAAGAGATAACTATCAAAAGATAGTAGTAGAGGCTGTGAAATTGTGAATAACTCTGGTTGTTGCTTAAAAGAAAGCTTGCGGGTCCTTCCAAGGGGGTGTGCGGCGCGGGTCGGGCGAGGCGCGGGCTTTCAGTGATTATGGCTTAAAAAATTGATGTCAATGTCAATGAAAATGGGTCTTACCCGGCAAGTGCTGGGGACTGTCTTTTTTATTTAACTATATATCCATTAACAGGTTAGGAGAAGGAGGATAGAGTGGCAAAGATTAACATAAAGCCCGAAATTAGTGACATAAAGTTATCAGAAGTAAAGCCTGCTCCATATAATCCGCGGGAGATTACGAACGAGGCGCTGTCGGGCCTGCGGCATAGCTTGGAGAAGTTCGGTTACGTGGATCTGCTGGTAGTCAACAAACGCAATATGCATATTATTTCAGGGCATCAGCGGTATAAGATTCTGCAGGCAGAGGGCGTTGAAACTGCACCGGCCATCTTGGTAGATGTTGATGAGATCCAAGAACAGGCTATGAATGTCACGCTTAATAACCAAGAGATTGCTGGTGTCTGGACAGCTGCTTTAATCCCGCTTTTAGAGAGGCTGCGCAAAGAGGCTGCTGATGATTATCTTGCGCTTCGGCTTAAGAATTTACGGGACAGCGTTGGCGATATGGGCGTTGAGAATTTAGGAGACGGCAAGACTCTGCCGGATGATATTCCCGAACCGCCTAAAGAGGCAGTTACTAAAAAAGGCGATCTTTGGATTATGGGCGAGCATCGGCTTCTTTGCGGTGATTCTACAAATGAGGGTGATGTGGCGCGGCTAATGAACGGCGAGAAAGCAAGTTTGTTTGCTACGGATCCGCCTTACTGCGTTGATTACACCGGGGCAGACAGGCCTACTGGCGGTCATGACTGGTCCGGCGTTTATCATGAGGTTGATATTCCCGACGCCAAGGAATTCATAAAAAAGTTTTACGCGGTGGGCCTTAAGCATATCAAAGAAAATACCGCGCTCTATCTTTGGCACGCCTCAAAACGAAGAGGCATGATTGAGGAGATCTGCGATAACCTTGGTATTCTCCTTCATCAGCAGATTATCTGGGTGAAGCCGTGTGCGGTTTTGACGTACTCTTTTTATTCCTGGCGCCATGAGCCTTGTCTTCTCATGTGGGTTAAGGGACAAAAACCGCCTTATAAGCCAAAGGATAAATCTATCGGCAGCGTGTGGATGATAGATTTTTTGCGCTCAGGCGATCCAACGCAGCCAGAATATCATACGGATGTTTGGGAGCTTGACTGGGAAGGCAAGAAACGCAACCCCGGCCTGCATCATCCAACAGTTAAACCTACGGAGGTCTTCGCTATTCCTATGCGCGTGCATACTTCGCCCGGAGATATCTGCTATGAACCGTTCAGCGGGTCCGGTTCGCAGATCATTGCGGCTGAACGGTTAAACAGGCGGTGTTATGCAATGGAGATCGAGCCTATCTTTTGCGATGTGGCTGTCAAGAGATGGGAGGAATTTTCAGGAAGGAAGGCGCATAGAGAAAATAGCAATGGATGAAAAAAGTCAGAACTTAATAGAGATTGCCCGAAAAAAACGCTACATCTCTCTTGTTGAGAAATTGCAGCGGGGAACGCTGTCCGCCAAGGAGCTTAAGGAGCTTGAGGAGTTTGAGAAATCAGAACAGAGGAAAGAAACCAATGTACTTGACGGAACGGTTGACCTCGGGACAATTTCAGTATTTTTAGAAAAATCTCCCCGCATGGTCCGGCGTTACATAAAGCAGGGAATGCCGGTTATCCGGGATTCGCAAGGCGAGATCTACCGTTTTAAAGTCAGCGAGGTCTTTAAGTGGTTTTACGCCTCGCAAAATCCCGAAGACGGCAGCAAGGATTATTGGGAAAACGAATACCGCAAGAACCGCGCTAAACTAAGCGAGCTCGAATTAAAGCAAAAAGAAGGCGAGCTTATTCCTTTTGCAGATCACGCGTCATTAATCAAAAATCAGATCAGGGGTATCAAGGCGGGTTTCTTAAGACTGCCGAAATACATTGCGCCTAAGCTGTACCAGCAGGAGCCCAAGGTTATTTGCGAAATGCTTGATGCGGAGCTGCGCTATATCATCAATCAGTTTGCGGGAGTAAAAAGTGGGAATAAAGATAGTCAGAACAATAGTTAATACTGTTTTGCCTTATGCGGCGGAGGAATGGGTTTTGCCGAATAAGATGACGGTGAGCGAATGGGCCGATACCTTCAGACGGCTTGATGTCAAAACCTCTGCAGAGCCAGGACAATGGTCAACGTCGAGGACGCCGTACTTAAAAGGGGTCATGGATGCGTTCACGGATCCGTTTGTCGATGAAATAACAGTCATGGCTGCGTCTCAAGTCGGCAAAACAGAGGCAATGTATAACATGCTGGGCTATGTCATTGATCAGGACCCGGGGCCGACGCTTATGGTTTCGCCGCGGGCCGATGACGCAAAGAGCGTTTCGTATAACAGGATACGGCCGATGATTGAGGTGTCGCCGGTATTAAGCAGATATCTGCCTGAGAACCTCGATGATATTACCAAGCTCGAATATCACTTTGATCGTATGATCCTTTATTTTGCCGGATCCAACAGTCCGGCGGATCTCGCATCAAGGCCTATTCGATATCTATTTTTGGATGAGGTTGATAAATATCCGAAATTCTCGGGCCGTGAGGCAGACCCGATAAAACTTGCCTCAGAAAGGCAGAAGACATTCTGGAATAAAAAGACAATCAAGGTTTCAACTCCAACCACGCGTGAAGGCTATATCTTCAGAGAATATGAGAAATCAGACCAAAGGCGGTTTTATGTACCATGCCCTCATTGCGGCAAGCTTCAGGTTTTGTTATTCGGCCAAATAAAATGGCCAAGAGAGGAATCTTCACCAGAGAGGATTAAAAACGAGCGGCTTGCCTGGTATGAGTGTTTCTATTGCGGTAAGAGAATAGAAGACTCGCAGAAGCAGAAAATAATGCAAAGCGGGGAATGGATTCCGGAGAAGAAAGAGAAAAACAGAAACCGCGGGTTTTGGGTGAGCTCTCTTTATTCACCCTGGCTTACCTGGAGTGATATTGCGGCGGAGTTCCTAAAATCAAAAGACTATATCGAGCTTTTGATGAATTTTGTTAATTCCTGGCTGGCTGAGGTCTGGGAGGAGAAAATCGAAGAGACGACAGTGGATAGGGTCCGCAACCTTGCCAGAGACTATGACGAGGGAATTGTGCCGGATGAAGTTTTGGTTTTAACCGCAGGCGTGGACGTGCAGAAGGATCACTTTTATTTTGTCATACGCGGCTGGGGATATTACGAGGAGTCATGGCTTATCCGCGCAGGGAGAGTTGAATATTGGGATGATCTGGTAGAAGCCTTATTTAAGACAGAATACAAGAGATTAACTTCAGATGAGACCTTAAATATTTATATGTCATGTATTGACTCTGGTTTTAGAACTGACGAAGTATACCGTTTTTGCCGCAGCTGGGCCGATAAGACAAAAGCGATTAAGGGAGTTGAAGAGATTAGCGGCGGCAGATTTTACCGCGCAAACAAAATAGACATCAATTCGCGCACTGGTGCGGTTATCCCAGGAGGCCTTGTCTTATGGCACTTAAATGTTACGCAGTATAAAGACAAAATCAACCGGCTTGTTACTTCCCGGGATCCGGTTAAGTGGCACATTTTTAAAAACCCAAGCGAAGAGTATCTGACGCAGTTTACTTCGGAGCATAAAATATTGATCCGCAACCGCACCACCGGCCGGGCAAAGGAAGTCTGGCAGAAGAAAAAAGAAGCTTCAGCAAATCATTTTCTTGACGCTGAGGTTTACGCTTTAGCCACAGCAGATATCATCCGCGCTCTGAATATCCGCAAAGACGGCGCTATGAGAGTTTATCAGCCAAAAGCTAAAGAGCGCGAGCATTCAAGGGAAGATTGGATCAGGAAAAGGGAAGGGTCTTGGCTTTAATGGGGCGATGGCTTGAGAGAAAACCTAACTGGCTGAAAAATGTAGACCGTAATGATTCTATTGAGCCGCAGAGAAATTTAGGCGGCAGGCCGCAGAATGATTCAAAAGATTACGGCGTCAGGTTTATTCCCCTAAAGTGCCCCAAGTGCAAAAGCAAAGACATCAAATGTTATTCCAGCCATCCTCCGGTCAGATATCACATCTGCCAGAAATGCGGCCATAATTTCAAATCTGTTGAAGCGGAAGAGGATGGATAGTTTTTACTAATTTGTAGTAACGACTATCTTGTCAATTAGAAGGTTTCAAGTAATATAGAGTTAAAGATTATACGCGCTAGAGGTTGGCCGCCTTTATAGCGCCCCAATAGTTTTATTAAGCCCGTTACCGTGCACGGCGGTAGCGGGCTTTTTTATTGGGCAAAAAAGGAGTGCATTGTGAGCGCGCCCACAAAACAGGAAATGCTTGATGCTATCGAGACTGCTATCAACGGGTTAAGTTCAGGCGTGAAGTCATACACCATAAACGGCAGGACAATGACCTACCGCGATATCGCAGATCTTAAGCAGATGCGCGACCAGCTCAAGAAAGAATTATCTCCGACTTCAGATCGCACTACATACGCGTCTTTTAAGGATCCGTCATGAGAAAGGGTATCGGCGAAAAACTGGCAGATGGCATTGATAATGTTATTTCTTTTTTCTCGCCAAGGGCGGGTTTCAAGAGGCGCATGTTCCGCCAGGCTATCAGCATTTCAGAATCATTCAGCTCTTATAAAGGTGCTTCAAGGTCAAGGCTTAGGTCAAGCTGGCTTCCCGGAGGCGGCTCAGCAGACGAGGACTTACTGCCGGAATTAAAAGATATCCGCGAGCGCAGCCGGGATCTAAACCGTAATGACGCGCATGCCTCAGGGATCACCGGCACAATGACTACAAATGTTGTCGGTTCAGGCATAAGGCCGCAGTCGAGGATTGATAAAGATTTATTAGGCATCGATGACGCAGCTGGGAGTAATTTTCAAAAACAGGCTGAGAGGGTTTGGAAGGACTGGCTTCCTTTTGCTGATGCCGGGAACCGCATGGACTTCTATGAAATCCAGCAGCTTGTGGACAGGCAGATCTTAGAAAACGGCGAAGCAGTCATTATTCCGAAGATGCTTAAAGAATCGGGCAGGCCCTATTCTTTGGCGCTGCAAATTATCGAATCAGACCGGCTGGATACTCCGCCGGGCATGCAGGGGGATAAATCTATAAGGTCAGGCGTGCGTATCGGCGAGAAGGGCGAACCGGTTTCTTATTTTATTCAGAAGACGCATCCCGGGGATATCAGGTTCACAAAAAGAGGAGAAAGAGAGTTTGTCGAGATACCCGTCAGGAATGAATACGGCCGCAAGAATATCTTTCATTTGTTTTTTGTTTTGCGCTCAGGTCAGACTAGGGGCGTTCCTTTTTTTGCGCCGGTCCTGACTTATTTCAAAGATTTAGCAGAGTACGCTGAGGCAGAGCTTGTGGCGGCAAGGATAGCAGCGTGCTTCTCTCTTTTTATTACTTCAGAAGCGTCAATGGATGTTGCGGTTAATTCCGCCTACGAAAGAAACCCCTCAGGGCAGCTTATCGAATCGTTAGAGCCGGGTATGATTAAACATCTTCTGCCCGGAGAGAATATCACCTCGTTTAATCCGCAAAGACCGGGGGCTACTTTTGAGCCGTTTGTGGAAAGGATATTAAAGGCGATCTCTGCTGCCCTGGGCCTGCCCTACGAACTCGTGGCCAAGGATTTCTCAAAGACAAATTATTCAAGCGCCCGGGCAGCTCTGCTTGAAGCGCGCAGGTATTTCAGGATGCGGCAGGAGTGGCTTTCCCGAAAACTCTGCCAGCCGGTTTGGGAGATGCTCTTAGAAGAGGCGTATCTTAGCCGCCAGATTAAAGCTGAGACATTTTATGAGAATAAACGTTACTGGACAAACGCCTCATGGATTGCTCCGGGATGGGAATGGGTTGATCCGCTTAAAGAAGCGCAGGCAGCAGAGGTTGGATTAAAGAACGGTATTGTTACTTATTCTGATCTTTACGCACAGGAAGGCAAAGACTGGGAAGAAAGTTTTGAACAGCGCAAGCGCGAAGCAGCCAAAATGAAAGAACTGGATTTGGAGTTTCCAAGCGATGAAAAAACAAAAGAAACCAAAGAACCAAGCGGCCAGGAAGATAACAATCAGCAATAAAACTCAGATGGCCATGCCGAAGGAGCTGGATATTCGGATAGGAGAACAAGATGGCAAATAAGGACATTCTATTTCGTACGGACATAGCCAGGGCCGGAGGCGTCCGAGTCAGCAGGAATAACGAAGTGATTGAGGGGTTCGCGGTTGTCACCAAAGGCGTCACACATGACGAAAGGGGGGAGTTTGATGAAACGGCATTAGACAAAATCGTTGAGCTGGGGAATCAGCCGAAGATGGGAATTAAGTCAAGGTTTGGTCATCCCAACATGAGCTCAACTGCCCTGGGAACATTTTTGGGCAGGGTCAAGAACTTTAGGCGGGACGGCAGCATAGTCCGGGCAGACTTGCATATTGATCAAACCGCGCACAAGACGCCCGATGGAGATTTAGCGGGCTATATCATGGAGCTTGCGGAAAGTGATCCCGATGCGTTCGGCTCTTCCATGGTCATACATTGGGACGAGGAGTACCGGCAGGAAAAAGACGGGTCCTTAACGAAGGATGAGAAAGGAAATCCTTTGCCCCCGCTTATCCGGGTAAAGAAATTGATGTCAGTGGATATTGTTGACGATCCGGCAGCGAATAACGGGCTTTTCGGCATGCCGTTTTTCTCTGAGTCAGTTAAGCCGTCGGTGGAGATGACAGCATTCCTGGATAAGTTCTTAGAACAGCCGGATGCAGTCGAACGGGTAATCGCATTTTTGGAGAGGTATCGTATGAACAAGGACGAATTTCAAACAATTTTAAGAAAACAGGAGGTGAAAACCATGTTTGAAAATTTAACGGTAGAGCAGTTGAAAAAAGAAAGGCCAGATATTTTTGATTCCGTCCTTAAGCTGGGCATTGAGGAGGGAGTCAAAAAGGGCGGCGAGTACGGGCAGAAGCAGGAGAGGGAGCGGGTTATATCGATCTTAAAGAAAGCGAAAGCTTTTAAAGATATGAATGACCTTGCCCTTACCGCGGTTGAGAACGGATTGTCTTTAGAGCAGGCGACAATCAGTTTTCAGGATAAGCAGCTTGCGGGTTTACAAAAGGCTCAAGCCCCTGATGTCGGGCCTGATAACGATGAGGATAAAGGCAAAAAGCCGACAACTCATCTCGAAAGGGCGCGTGCCTATAAACAGGAGCATAACTGCAGCATGACCGAGGCCCTAAAGGCAACGGCAGAAAAGAAAAAGCAGTAAAAACGAAGGAGGAGAAAGATGTCACAGTTTAATATCGGTTCAAAAGCGTTTGTGGCGGGAGAGGCATTAGAAGCTTACCGCAGGGTAAAGTTAAGCGCAGGAAGCGGCACGCAGGTTGAATACGCGGACGCGGGCGAGGCATTTGTCGGATTTACTGCGGCCAAGGCAGCGCTGGGTGAGATGGTCAGCGTTGATTTAAAGACCACTGGCCGGACATTTAAAGTCGAGGCTAACGGCGCGATTGCTGTCGGCGGGAATTTTTACGGCGCCAACGACGGGAAGGTGAGCGCCACAGTAAGCGGTTCAATCCAGGGCCGTGTCCTTGAAGCGGCTGCTTCAGATGGCGAGATTATTGAAGGGTTGTTGCTGTAAGCAAACATTTAAAGACAGGAGGATACAATGGGAGTTGATTATCAGGGTTCAAGAGCAGTGCCGAGGTTAGAGCTGGGAGAAGCAGCGGTGGAATTTATCCAGCAGCAGGATGAATTTATCGGGACGCAAGTGCTGCCGATATTTCCGACGAAGAAAAAGGCAAGCATCTTCCCCGCGATAACCAGGGAGAGTATTACGCGCGAAGCAGATACCAAGAGGGCCCCGCGCGGCAACTACAACAGGGACGGGTTCCAGGCAAAGGACAAGCAGTATAACTGCGAGGAGTACGGCCTTGAAGGGCCTCTTGACGACAGCGAGAGGAGCCTTTACGCGACGGACTTCGACGCAGAGCTTACCACGGTGCAGATTATCACCCGGCGTGTTTTACAGGCTCAGGAAAGGCGCATTGCGGGTATCGTGTTCAATGCGACCACATTTGCCGGGCCCGCGCTATACACCGATAATTCCGGAGCTCCTTGGGATAACCCAAGCTCTGATGTTCCGGTGCAGGTGCGCGCGGCGAGAGAAAGAGTAAGAGCTAACTGCGGGATCGATCCGAACACGCTCATCTGCAGCAAAGCCAATATTGACCGTCTGCTGGCTAACAACAGCATCAAGGACGCGATCAAATATGTGGCCAGGCTCACCGAGGCAGAGCTGCTTAATGCGCTTGCGGATATTCTCGGCGTGCGCAGGATCCTTGTCGGCAAAGGTATCTACAATACAGCCAAAGAAGGCAAACCCTTCACCAGTGCGGATATCTGGAACGACGATTATGCGATGGTGGCAATAATCGGTGATTCGCAGCGTCTTTCCGATCCAAGCGTGGGAAGGGTATTTTTGTGGAGTGCCGACAGCCCGGAGAACGCAACGGTCGAGCAGTACCGCGACGATGCGGCAAGGAGCGATATATTCCGCGTAAGGCAGCACGTTGACGAGATCATTATCGACCCGTATTTTGCGCATCTAATGAAAGTCGACGCCTAAGAAGGCGCCTAAAACAAGCAATGCGCCGGGAGGCTTTTAAAGCCTCCCGGCAGGGCTTGGAAAGCAGGGGGCTATGGCTTTCAAAGATAATTTAGCGCAGGATGTGGCAGAGACATTTTTAAACTCGGATGAGTTTGCCGAAGAAATTACTTACACGCCTAAAGGCGGCGCTGCAAAAGTCATCAAAGCGCTTGTAAACCGCAAGCGCATAGACCCTGCCTATGAGGACGCGGGCCGCGTCCTCTTAAACCAATGCGAAATATTTATTGCCAATGACGAGACATCCGGTATTGCATCCGTTAACAAAGGCGAGGATCTGGTTTCGCTTTCGGAGATTATCGGCCAAGCTGCGATTAACTGGGTAGTAGCTGATATCTTAGGCCAAGACGAAGGAGTATGGCATTTGCTTTTGCAAAAATGAGCGAGTTAAAGGTAGAGATTAACACAAAGAATTTAGAGCGGGCAATCAGGCTGTTTCCGAAAGAGCTTAAATACGAAATTGCCGACGGAATGGATCATGCCACGAGGAAGTTTTTGAAAATATTCAGGCAGACCAGGCTTCAGGGTCCGCCTGGGATCAAAGGACGGCCGCACGGGATATTTACTCATTTTAAGAGAGCAAGTCTTGTATCTCAGGACATCGAAGGTATGGGCATGGTGATTTTTTCAGATTCAAAGATTGCCCGCATGCACGAGGAAGGAGCGATGCTTAAGAATCCAGGCGGCGGAAAGCTTGCTGTACCGCTTTCGGCAAGAAAAGAGCTTTTTACCTCTGACGGCAGGCTTAAGAAACAATACAAACAGCCGCGTCTGCTTAAAAATGTTATTCCAATTCAATTAAAAGGAAAAACATTCCTGGCCAAGGTTAAAAAGAAACTGCGCGAGCTGATTCCTATTTTTGTTTTGAAAAACAGCGTGCGCATCCGGCCAAGGCTTCTGTTCTACAAGACTTGGGACGACATGCAGAATGAGCGGATAGATATTTTAAACAAATCAATTGAAAAGGCGCTGAATAAAGTATGACGGTCAGAGAAAGTATTTTAGAGAACATAAAAATAACGCTTGAGGCAATTTCAATCGCTAACGGTTATCACAATGACATTGCCAGCGTGCAGAGGTGGCAGCAGTCCGGGAATTCGCTTGTCTTGATCCCTTGCATAGTGATTAATGCCGGGCCCGAAGAAAAAACTCCTGAGCCCAATCCTTTTACAACCTGCAAGCTTACCGTTTATCTCGACGTATGGACAAGGCAGGCACAGGACGATCCGCAGCCGACAGACGCGCTTTTAAATAGTCTTCTGGGGGATATTGAAAAATCGCTTATGGTTGACTACACAAGAGGCGGCTTTGCCAAAGATACGAATATCAAGTCGAATGTCATTTTTGAAACTTTGGAAGGCCAGCCGCAGGCAGGCATCATCATAGAGCTTGAGATAATTTATCAGCACAAACAAAATGATCCCGAAATTTCGGGATAGAGGAGGTTAAACCATGCTTACACGTAAACGTCAATTGGCAGCAAAAATAGAAGCGGTAGAAGGCACTGCTGAAACTTTGGCTGCGGCAGATGCCAGGCTTTTAGTCTATAACCCGAAAGTGAGTTTTGATATTGCCATGTTTGAGCGCAACCCTGCCAGGCAGACGTTCTCGAACATAGGCAAAATCCCCGGCAAGCGGCCCGCAGGATTATCATTCCGTTTAGAGTTACGAGGTTCAGGCGCAGCTGCAATTGTGCCTGAATGGGGCAAGCTGCTTCAGGCCTGCGGATTCGGGATCAATACCCTAAAGTCCATGAATATAGGCGCAGTTACCAATGGGCCTTTTCAGCACGGAGAAACGATTACCGGCGGCACATCTGTGGCTAAAGGAAGAGTTGTTATCAATACCGCTAACGGCGCAACCGCGATTTTGTTTGTTACTATTTCAGGGACCTTTGTCAGCGGAGAAGTGATTAACGGAGGCGCTTCAACCGCAACTGCCACTACATCGTCTGTGCCCTCAACCGTCGGCAATGAGTTTAAGCCAATCTCAGACAGTATTCCCTCTCTGACCCAGGGCTGCTACGAGGACGGCCTGCGCAAACTTTTAAAAGGATGCCGGGGCAAGGTAAAGCTTGGCTTCAAGTCAGGCGAGCCGGTACTTCTTGATTTTGATTTTCAGGGCGTAGAAGCAGGAGTAGCAGATACGGCATTTCTTAGCAATGTCACTTATGAAACTACCAAGCCTCCGGCGTTTTTAAGCGCGCTTTTCTCGGTGGACGCTTATTCCGCCAAGGTCGGAGAAATGGATATCGATTTCGGCAGCATCATGGCAGAACGAGACGATATAAATGACCAGCGCGGGATTTTGTCTTTTGCTGTTACCGGCAGAAATGTAGCAGGCTCATTTAACCCGGAGATGGTTTTATCCGCTGCGTATGATTTTCATGCCAAATGGTTTTCAGGCGCTGAGATGGTTGTTGATTTTACAGTGGGATCTGTCGCCGGGAATAAGTTCAGGTTCTACATTCCCCGCGCGCAATACACCAAGGTTGAAGATGAAGACAGGGACGGCCTGCAAATAGCCAAGAGCACGTTCAATCTAAACGGCTCGCTTTTATACGGGGATGATGAATTAAGCATTTTAGCATTATAAAAACAAGGAGGTAGCTCATGCTCACCGGAATAAACATTTACGAAACCAAGCCTTATAAGTCAAAACTCGATCCCGATAAAGATAATTCCACGATCTTTCACGTCGGGCTTCTTGATTCTCATCTAAGGGCTTATATCGAGGATCAAACTACGTCTTTTGAATTCAGCTCCAAGAACCCGAAGGATCCGGCTAAGGCAAATATTAACGCCTCAAAGCGCAATCTTTTAGTAGTCAAGTTCGGGCTGAAAGGCTTTGACAACTTTCTGGATCCGCGGGACAAGAAGCCGCTTAAGTTTGACACGGTTTCAACGGCAATAAACGGGAAGAATTATACGGCTGTTAGCGACGAGATTATTTCGATGCTGCCTAAGGCTTTGATTGACGAGCTTTCGGAAGTGATTTTAGCCGAGAATTCTTTGAGCGGGGACGAAGAAAAAAACTGATCCTGGCGGTCGGGCTGCACAAGTTTAAGCTCGACTGCCAGACGTGCTCAGACGCC